TAATTAACTTTGCAAAACCTATCGGGTGGTACACGTTTCAAATGCTACCCGGGTCCCTTTTCAAGTGTTAGCTACACCGTTACACCCTCTGCCTTTTTAGTAGCGATTCGGGTTAAGATAGCAGTGTCCACCCCAGCGAATTTCTGTTGTAGCCCTGCCAAGATTTGTTCTAAGATTGTCATACCGTATGAATTTGATTTATAAATTTCTACGGTAAATTTCGTTATTTATAAAGAAGGTGAAAAATTATCAGATAGGTGATACACAACAATGAAGCGGTTGTTGTAAAATGGTATAAAAAAGGCGTGATAATTATCACGCCATGAGCTTTTATTCTTTATATTTCCAAATATAACCACCTGCATGAGTTAATTTATACCATTTTTTATACTTACTGTGTATATAACCACCTTTACAACATTTTCTTATAGAAGAAGAGGAAATACCCGTTTCTTTTTCTGCTTCACACGCAGATGTGTGAGTTTTAATAAAATTACCCAATAGGTCGAACTGATTAATTTGTTTACATCTTGCCGAATTATGCTCTAATAATTTATCTGAAATTCTTTGTTTTACAGTGCCATAGTTTAAGTTGTATTTATGTGTGCACCATTCAAGATTATCTACACAATTATTTTGACCATTTTCATCACGATGATTTATTATTGTATAACCATAAGGATTAGGAATAAAAGCAGATGCTACAAGTGTATGAATATATACTCTTTTGCATTTTGCCGACTGAAATAATCTCACATAAAAATACCCCTTATTCTTTATTGGTACTAATATTTTCTCATGTCTTGTTCTTGAGTTTGATAGGGATTTTACTCTGCCTAAGTTTGATACCTGATACATTCCTTCGTACCCTTCAATGTCTTTCCAAATTTCGTCCATAATCATTGATTTTAAAGTGAATAATAAAGGCAGTCTTTATGTCGTGCGAAGACTGCCTTTCTGGATAATCGTATAACATTAACCATTTAAAGATTCAAACAAGTACTGCAAGCACTCAGTAAGTCTTTTTATTGGTATTGCTGCCATAAAACTTTTATTATTAAAAGGAGAGTGTCCTGATTGTGTAGTGCAATGAATAGCAATACACAGCTCATTATCAATGAGCTGTACACACCACGCAAACCTTTCATCTAAATCTTCGCCTAATGAATAAATATTTCCAAATTCTTTCTCTTTCATATTTTTATCTTATTCGTTTATTGCTAACTCTTTAATCAGCTCATTCAATTCTCTAATAGCCCAAAGGGGCATTGATGATTCATTACTGTAGTTATTCTCTTCCATATAACTGGACGCTGAAAGGTAGGCATCACATAGCAAGGATTTCATTTCTTCCAGCTCTTCAAACTTTCGGATGCGGTTAATCTGTTCAGCTGCTTTTTCTGTCACTGATATTGTTATCATAGTCATGCGATTTTTATGAGGTTGCACTTCTTGAAACATCTATACTCTTCTTTTTCAGTGTCCCAGTACACTTGCAAATTATCATTCAGTTTTCTGCCTGTACCTTTCACCTCACCGATAAGATTCTCTTTGAGAGTGCCAAAGGCTTGACGCAACGTGCCGTCAGTCTTTTTGAAGTAGAACTCTACTACCTTTACTTTCAAAGCCGCTTTCAGCTTCAAATTAGCCCATGCGCATTTTAACGCTTCACTCATTGAATAACCGTTCTTGCGAACAAACTGCCATGCTAAACTCATGACCTCTTTCATCTGACTTCTAAATTTTGTGCTCATACTACTTATGTTTTATGTGTTAATACTATTTTGTTGTACTTTCATGATGCAAACATACTACTTTAATAGTATAATCCAAAAAGAAAAGAACTATTCAATTAGTATATTAACCTTATTTAATACTATTATAGTAGTACAATACACAAAGAGACGTACCTTTGTATAAAATTAAAGTACACGATTATGAATCTAAGAATTACCGAACACTGCAAAATGCAAGGCATCACCTTACAGGAATTAGCTGATAAAATGGGGGTAGCCCGTTCGACATTAGCTAATACATTATCAAAAGGCAATCCTACCATTGAAACCCTATCCAAAATAGCGGACGCTCTCGGAGTTGAAGTAACAGACCTATTTGAAAAATCTTCCGATGAAGTTATAGGAGCTGTCCGAATTGGAGATAGCACTCACGTTATCAATAGTAAGGATGATATCAAGAAGTTAGCGGAAAAATTGTAATATGCGCGAACATCCACTAGTTTTTTATTGTTTATCTGCAAAAAGAAGAATCCCTTTAGGTACAAAACCATTATAAATGACTACATTTGTAACTAGTTACTCTTTAGAATAAATAGTAACTCTAATTAATTGATACATATGGCACATTTAATTGTAAAGAATTTCGGAGCTATAAAATCCGCAGAAATAGAAATAAAGAAGTACAATTTTTTTATTGGGCATACTTCAAGCGGAAAAAGTACTATTGCAAAACTTCTTGCAATATTTAACAACTCTGTTTTTTGGGCTATCAAGGAAGGAGATTTCAAGGGATTCTTTAAGTTGTTGGAAAAATATAATATTAATTTTGATTTTAAACCTTCTACTATCATTAAGTATAGCAATGATAAATATTACTGGGAAATAGGAGAGAATAAATTCCATAGCAATTATAAAGATGCTGACCTCATGGAGATGGCTAGCACATCTGAATCCTATGATTTCATATTGAAATTTATAGAGAAAAAAGAAAGTGAATCATCGTTAAAAGATTTAATAGATGCTTTAAAAAACTCTGTAAAAGACAGTAAGCTAAAGAAGGATGATACATTTTTCCCACTCTTCATTAAACCACTTTTAATGAGTATCATTTATGAAGAGTGTATTCCTGTATACATACCTGCCGAAAGGTTGTTAATTTCAACATTTTCTAATAGCATATTCTCTTTACTACAAGCAGGAGCCAGTATTCCTGATTGTATAAAGGATTTTGGGAGTTTATATGAAAAAGCTAGAACACAATATAAAAATATTGATATCGACATACTAAATATTCAAGTTTCGTTTAATAATAATGGCGATACTATATATTTAACAAATGAGCATAAGGAATTAAAATTATCCCAAGCTTCAAGTGGTATTCAATCAATCATTCCCCTATGGACTGTATTTAACCAGTACGTTGAGAGTAAGAAAAAACAAATGTTAGTGATAGAAGAACCTGAATTAAATTTATTCCCTTCTACTCAACATTTCTTAATTGATTGGATTATAAAAAAAATGAGAAAATCAAATGGAAGTATTGTTATTACAACACATAGCCCTTATGTATTATCAGTAGTAGATAATTTAATTTTAGCAAGGGAAATATTAAATAAAAGTAATAACAAAAGGAAAATCCAATCTCAAATAAAGGAACTTATCCCGTCAATGGCTTTAATTGACTTCCATGAAGTGTCATCATACTTTTTCCATTCTGATGGGATTGTTAAAGATATACTAAATACTGAATTAAAATCCGTAGGTGCAGAGTATATTGATGAAGCCTCCAATGAGTTAGGATATATTTTTGATGAACTTTGTAATATTGAAAGAAATGAGCTGTAAGTGTTTTGATAAAAAGCCCGGTTTTTCAGAAACAGCCCCTTTTGATGAACGATACGAACAATCGAAATGCAGGTGTAACTCACGTTTTACCGTTAGCGAGAACAGAAGTAAATTCACAATAGGCTCAAAAGATTTAACCAAGGTGGACAAGGTGAAAGTTGATGGCTATTTTGACCGTTCGTCAGAACATAGGAAATGTGACTATTTGTTTGTGTACACATCAGACCCTAAACAGATTTATATCTTTGTAGAATTAAAAGGCACTGACATTTCGCACGCTGTGACACAAATAGGTAATACGGTAAATTTGTTCTATGACCAAGGCTACCTGAAAGGGAAACAAGTTGTAGGTGCTATTGTCAGTTCTCGCCATCCGTCAAATGACGGTACATATCGTAAAGCAAAACAAATCTTAGAAAGGTCTCTTTCATCAAAAATAAAGGGCTTTCGAATAGAAAAGAAAAATAAAGAAATGACATACGATCCTACTCAGGATAAAGTTGTTTAGTAAAAGCCGGATTTCTCCGGCTTTATCATAGCGTGAAACCGAATGGAATCACGCCTAAATAAAGTATTGTAACTTATGCCGGTACAGCCATTAATTCACGCCCTACTGAACGTATTGTTTCTATAATATCTTCAAAACGTTTCTTAGACGGCTTCTTTGTTCCACTTACATATTGAGCAAACAAACTCTGAGAAATACCTAAACGTCGTGCTATGGCAGCAGCATTCAATTCAGGATGAGCTATAAATAAATCATAAAGAGGATTAGATTTCCTTTCCCGAAAGAATCCCTCAAAACTCAAATCTTCATCAAGCTCTCTCCAATGTATTCCGTCATGGCTCGTTGTGAAATTTGCGCGCTGCGCAGGAGTAGCCCATTTCAGCCTTTGGAAATCTGAAAACTTCTCACATGCCTCCTTCCCGTCAGTGGTACGTATCCATACCTCCGTATCAGTCAACCATACCTTTTCAACTATGATATTTTCCATAACCACTTATTTTGATTTATTAAAAAATTTATTCCAATGCTCTGCTATTACTTCTTGATTTTCTTCTATAACTGATTCTACAAGTTTCAGTTCAGATGACTTCAAGCCATTATTTTTGATTAATGTAACTGGAAATAAAGTGAATTTAGCACTTACATCCCCTTTGATTACATGAACATGTATAGGCTCATGGTCATTAGCGTAAAACATAAAACGAAAACCAAATAAAATAAATATCGTTGGCATACCTTTCTCTATTGATTACCCTACAAATATAGGTAATTATTTAATTACCTACAACTATTCAAGCAAAAAATTAGCGGCAATTCTTTGATGTTGCCGCAAAATATTCTATTTTTCTTGTACTAAAATTATAATCCCCATAATTTTTCTGACTAAGAGGCATTTTTCTGTCCCTTATTTCCGATTTGCTCATTCTTTGCCGCTTGTTCCTCTTTGATTTCTACAAGCTCCTCTTCTACCCTATCAGCATTCCCGGCAAACATGATTCCCTCACGCGTTGACCAGATGCCACCACTGACAGCGGAAACGGCAGTAGTCACCTTATCATTCAAATCATCAATCAGCCTTTTCGTTTTTGATTTCAATTATCATTTTATCTGTTAAGTTACGTGATCGCAAACAATTTATCACTGAAACAATTAGCATTATGGCAGACGAAATAAAACCAAATACAAAAACAGCATACCAAATATCATGTGATACCCCTAAAAAGTCTTTATCGAAATTGCAAGTTAATAGACTTAATAAAATTGTTACAGATATACCAGCATAGCTAATCCAATCTCTAGTTTTCTTTATTCTATTTACAAACTTGCCAAATATCAACCTTAATTTATCTTCGGTGATAATTATTACATCTGATTTTGTATTAGAACAGACATTAGAAATAAATCCATTTTCTTGGGGTAAAAACTTATTTTCCATTTTGTTCCTCCATTTCTAACAAATAGAAATTAATTAATAAACTTTTGTTTTCACAGCCCAACAAATCAAAAACTCTATAATTCAAAAATAATTGTTTTTTTCTAAAGTTACCAATAAATATAGCTTCACTATTTCCTCCACCAAAAGAACCTATAAAATTTATCAACTTAATTTGTAGCTTTACGCCAGATTCAATATTAAATTTCAACAAGCCCTCCTTTTCATCTTTATTGGTTTCAAAAGCAAAGGAAATATATAAATCCTTATCACTTGGATCTTCTAAAGTGATATCTATAGGTTTTCCTTCAACTTGCGTAACAAAAATAGAATCTAATAATTCATATTTTCCACATTGTACTTTCATATTATTGCACTTTTAAATTACTTGCTAAATTCTTCACATCTTCCGCAGACTTCACCTCATGTACGATATCGCCTACCTTTACGAAGCCTACTATATCTCCAGTGTTTGACTTTTCAAATAGTTCAGTTACTGGGACACCCAAAGCATCGGCGATTTTTTCCAATGTACCAATAGTGGGGTTGCCATTAATTGCTTTTGATAGCCCAACTCGTGACAAGCCTATTTTTTCAGCGAGTTCAGTTTGATTGATTCCTGCCTCTTTACATAGTTCTAAAATTCTAAATCTCATATATGTATATATTTAGTTTACTCCCATTATTTATGGCAAAGTTACTCAAAGTTTTCATATTAGCTAAATAAGACAACTAAAAGTATTCTTTTTATAGTTTATTAACTATCTATATTTTGCCAATTGAATACTTATAGTTTACTTTGCAATATCAAAATGATAACTAAAAGTATAATTTAAAACATATAAGAGTATGAGCACAAAATTTAGAAGTCAGATGAAAGAGGTCATGAGTTTAGCATGGCAGTTTGTTCGCAAGAACGGTTATTCAATGAGTGAAGCGTTAAAATGCGCATGGGCTAATTTGAAGCTGAAAGCGGCTTTGAAAGTAAAGATAGTAGAGTTCTACTTCAAAAAGACAGACGGCACGTTACGTCAAGCCTTTGGCACTCTCAAAGAGAATCTTATCGGTGAGGTAAAAGGTACAGGCAGAAAGCCGAATGACAATCTGCAAGTGTACTGGGACACTGAAAAAGAAGAGTATAGATGTTTCAAAAAGTGTAACCTTATCAAAATTGCATAACTATGACACTAATAGCTGAAAATCAAGAGGTGAAAATCTACCAACATAACACGGTAAGCGGTCTAATTATTGTATATCAGTTCAAGAACGGTGAATTATCATTCGGGGCTGACAAAGCATCGACACTAAATAGATTTGAGAAAACACAAGTTTATAAAGCTATTTGTAGAGTACTAACACATAAAATATAAACGAATATGAAAACAGTAAATGCAAATAGTGTTTTAGGTGTAATGAACCTATTCAACAATGAAGAATACTATATGAAAGCAATACACGCTTTATGGGTACTTAGGGCATTAGTTGTAAAAGATGTCGAATATACAGACACAAACGGTTGTTTGCGTTACGATGAAAAAAGCCCTAAGTATTGGCTTTACAGACTTACTAATGAGTTAATAGGCAGAAGTTATGTCGATGGCTATATTTTTCTTCTGATGCAAGGTAGACCAAACTGGAATAATTGGAATCGTCGCACGGGCGATAACGGTTTTCTCACCTATAATGAAGCCAGAACTATTGCTAACATAGCGAAGAAAGAAGAAATGATAGGTGCTTTAATCAAATTGAGAGAGTTTACGGCATTTGCTGCCAATGATAAGAACAACCCTTCTTATGTAATTTATGACCTTGCTAACGGGCTAATAAATGCTTTCGGGGCTAATAAATTACTTTGTGCTTAATGCACGATTATCAAAAGGCAGTCTTCGCACGACTTTAAAGGCTGCCTTTATTATTCACTCTTAAATGAAATAATTATGGATGAAATTTGGAAAGACATTGAAGGGTACGAAGACGATTATCAAGTATCAAATTTAGGTAGGGTAAAATCCTTGCCAAAGAAATGCTGGAACGGTAAAGGATATTGGTTTAGAGATGGACGCATTTTAATACCCATAAAAAGCAAAAAGGGGTATTTGAATGTATGGTGCAGAAAGCGCATATTTAAAGTTCATCGCTTGGTCGCAAATGCTTTTATACCTAATCCGCAAAACCTACCACAAGTAAACCACATAGACGGTGATAAAACCAATAATTGCGTTACTAATCTTGAATGGGTTACTGATGGTGAAAACTTACTACACGCATATAGGGTTCTTGGTAGAAAGCAAAAGGCTGGCAAAAACCACCATAATTCACGAGCTGTTCTACAATTAAAAGACGGCAAAATTATAAATTCATTTGATAGTTTGAATGAAGCGACACGCGCAACTGGTGCGCACCATTCGGGCATTTCAATGTGCTGTAATGGGAAAATAAAGAAGCACAAGGGCTATCAATGGAGATACAAAGAGGAGTGATTTCACTCCCCTTTCTTTATGCTTTGTTTCTGCATTTCAGCGTTTCTTTTTTCTTCTTGTTCTTCTTTTATCTCTGCGATTTCTTCTTCGATGCGGTCAATATTTCCAGCGAACATTACTCCATGTCGTTGCGACCATACACCACCCGATACAGCTTTTACAGCTACATTGACTTTATCTTCTAAATTGTCAAGGCGATACGGAACAACTTCTGTACTAATATCTATCGTTTCAGATGCTTTGTTAAATTCAGATGGATTTATAGAGCCTAAAGCAGAGACTATGAAGTTCACACGCCTTTGCAAGAACTCACCTATCACCTCGGCATGATTTTGAACTTGCAAATGTGTCGAAAGAAACACGTAATCGAAAGCCACTCCGGACAAGGCATTTCCAGCACCGCTCAACTTTTCAAAACTGATTTGTGGTGTATTCGTCATAGAATATGCTTTCTCAAAGAGGGTTTCTACCTCAAATTTTACGGTATCATTTGCCTGATTCCACGTCAGATACTGGGCATCCGCACCTTCACCCGTAAGTTTGACCATTCTGTCCTTAACCTTACCCATGAAACCCTCTACATCTCCAATTAGCTTCAGTAACGGGAAAAAATGATAGTCTATACAATCAGCATAATTAGATAACAATTTCTCTAATCGGACCCGAAAAGTCTTTATCTTCTTGCAGTAAGGTTCAGGACGATAAGCATAGAGAACCGGTAGTTTTGGGAATCCATGAGCAAAAGGAGTTCTTTCTTCATACCCTTTAGACAAATCCCATTGATAAACCATTTTGTCCGTGATAGTCATAAAGCAGATGACCTCCGAATCATCCATGAGCTTCTTTTTATACTCACGTGAGAAAGCAATCATTTTACCTTCGTCGTTAAAGAACGGGTATAGCTTATCACCTCTGAATGGAGACCATAACACGCTTTTCAGTTTCTTGGTGGGTTTTACCTTCCCCCCGAAGGTAGTCTTTATTTTCTTCCAAAACTTTGCCCAAAACGAATCATCATCGGTAACATACCAATATTCTGCCGCTTCCTGTTCGGAGAGCCAGGCACGGACAATCTTCTTGTTTTGATATTTGATTTTATTAGACTTGAATACAGCCTTTACCGCATCCAACAGTTTTTTTTCATCATCATCGGTTGGAGTGCAATCCATAGACGGTTCTATGCCGACCGTGAAAGCTGTTTGAATATTCACTATATCTTGTTCCAATGGAATGGAGATACGGTTCACCGGTTCAGTCTTATACTTTGCTTCGATTTCATAAGTCTTACCCGTTTTTTCATCGAAGTGCTTCTCTGCTTCTTTTTCAAGAACCTTTCTGTCCGGATATTTCTTTTCGTCAACCATGATTTCATGGCGTTCCGGATTCCAATCATCCCAAAGTTTGCAACGGTCGGGAAGTTCAGTTTTCCTACCTTTCTTCAGATAGTTTATCTTCTGCCCGATATCGGGCAATGCTAATATTTCTTCTAAATTCAATGGCATAGCTTATATTTTTAGTGTGTGAATATTCCTGTTAAATCTTTCGGCTTCTGAATCTTACCAAGAAGCTCACCCAATACATAGTAACGTACAGCATCTATTCCGTGATTGTCATGGTCTTCCGGTTCGTTGATATAGTTCCCGTCCTTATCCTTTGCCCAAACATACTTTCTGAACTCGCTTTGTAAGTTGTACGAGCGTTTGGTTATATAAATCTCCATATCTTTCATTTTGTCAATTCCGGCATTGATAGAGCCTGCACCTTTCTCTACGGCATATATCTTGATTCCTCCGTTGTGTATCTCTTGAATCAAACGTGGATCTGCGCTGTCAGCAATGACTTTCAATCCCCACGGGCGAAGAGTCTTGATGATGTCAGAAGAAAGCAATCCAGTACGGTAATCCACTTCATCCAAGTAAAGGGCGTTATCAACGATACCACAACGAATGGAAGCAGACGGGTCATGCGTATAACCGAAGTCTTGCCCGAAAGCAATTTTCTTTGCCCAAGCCGGGAACTCGTCAACAATTCCCCACTTCTTGAACACTGCACCTTCAGCAACGTCAGCCCAGCGGCCGATAACCACATGAGCATATTTTTCGGGATTATTTACCTTCATATCCTCCACCTCTTTCAGAAACTCCGGGGAAAGATTCTCCAAGTTATCAAAATACGTGGTATGGATATGAAGTACATTCGGATGAGTGGAAATCTGAACCTGCACACCGTCAATCTCTACCAGCTTGTGAGTTTTCTCAATGTATTTTTTGTAGATGAAGTGATTGGAATCGCACGGATTCATTATAATGATAATCCGGTTCTGAATACCCTTCTTGCGAATGGAGAGCATTATTTTATCGAACTCATCTTCGCTTGTCCACTCTTCCGCTTCATCGCAGACGAAAGTC